ATCTCTTGCATTTGTTTGGGTCATTGTCATGCGTACATTATCTTCTTGCTTAACCCAACGCACACCGTCATATCTAAATAATCTATTTGGAGCAAAGTCTGTACGTAAAAAATAATCCCCGGTTGCTGGTTCTGCTGCAAATGCAATACCAAAACCAAACGCCTCTCCATTAGTTGGTATTCCGTCACCTAATAAGTATCCGTTGTATCCTGGGCGATTAGGTGTTTGCATTGTATCTGGAACATCATCACTATTAGTATCAACAAGTTCTGTATTACCGTCTTTGTCTAGTTGTAAATTATAATAATGATTTGTGTCGTAGCCTGATTTTGCTGCATCAGCTTCTGCTTGGTTTACTATAGCATTATTAATTTGCATTTCTTTATCGTAAGTAGATAATAAATCACGCAGTGTATTTCCACCTGGCGTATCTTCTTCTGCAGGTAAATCAAGTATTTCTTTGAACTCTTGACTGTCAACAATTTGTTTCAATTTTAATCTGTATAAGTGCGGATACCAAGTTTGGCTAAATCCTTCACTTGCACGATTAACGTCTTCTACTACATAAAACCGCTTTAGTGCTACTGTGTGATCATTAAGTGCATATTCGTCTGCTAAGTGCGGCAGTTCAATTACATCACCTGAAATAATTTTTCTACCAATTGTTTTAACACTACTATTAATATGTACAGTTAGCATTAGTGTATCGTTTGCCATAAACAGACCAAATTGACTTAAATTAAAGTCTATGTCAGCAACATTATAAATTCCACGCATTGTATATACATCAGGATCATACTTTCTGTCTCTATTTTCTAAAAATAGTAAATCTTGTATGTTAGTAGTATCTACATTATCGTATCGAGGCTCATCCGCTGTAGCGTCTACTTCAGTGGGAGTTTCGGTTCCTAAATACTTATGTACATGGAGATCGGTACCGCCAACAGTGAACATTTCAAGCACTTGCTTGTCTATAAAGTGGTAGTCGTTACCTTTTTGCGGTTTATATAAACTTAATCTTGGCATATACATATTTAGCGTCTTTGGGCCGTAACGATAAATACTAATGGAGACATTAAAAACATGGCAGCAACTACAAAACAAGAAGTATATGATTACGTAAACACGCTATTAGGCGGAGGCATGGTCGATGTTGAACTCGACCCAATTCATTATGAGACTGCATTAAAAAAAGCATTAACGAGATTTAGACAGCGCAGTGAAAACTCAGTTGAAGAATCATACTTGTTTTTACCAACAGTGCTTGATCAGAATGAATATACATTGCCTAATGAAGTAATTGAAGTACGTCAAATCTTTAGAAGAAGTGTTGGATCAAGAAGCGGCGGCGGAGACGGCGGAAGTTTATTTGAACCATTCAACATGGCATACACAAACACTTACTTGTTATCAAGTAGTAATATGGGAGGACTAGCAACATACGATATGTTTAGTCAGTACCAAGAACTTGTAGGACGCATGTTTGGTTCATATATTGAATTCAAATGGAATAGCACTACTAAAAAACTTACTATGTTACAGCGTCCTAGAGCAAATGAAACACTAATGTTATATGCCTACAACTATCGTCCAGATGAAGAACTGTTAAACGATTATATGGCACAACAGTGGATCAAAGATTATACACTTGCAACTTGTAAGTATATGCTAGGTGAAGCAAGAGAAAAATTTGCTACTATTGCTGGACCACAAGGCGGAACAAGTTTAAACGGATCTAGTTTAAAAGCAGAAGCACAGCAAGAGATGGAAAAATTAGAAAACGAAGTAGCATTGGCTATGGCAGGCGGTAAAGGCTACGGATTTGTAATTGGCTAAAAACCGTTGAAGTTAACGCTAACGATTTTGATTCCTTGTAAATACAATATGTAACAAGGAGAAGTCATGTGTTCACCAGAAGTACGTAAAGAAGCTAACCGATATAATTGGTTAATTAAAGGCCAACTAATTGATAGAAACGAATCAGACGCAACTATCGAATACTTACATGACTCCTATTTTAGAAGACTTTGGAATAACACAGAAAGAGCAGAGTACGGAGCAAATGGCTTCGAAGCTGCATACGAACAGCGTGTTCAAGAACTACTCACAGAAGAAATGGAAAATGTAGCTCATTTAGGCTACGATTAAGGTTGACACTTACTAGTTCTTAGTTTATAATAAGTTATTACTAGGAGACATAAATGAACAAACCTAAACTACTTGTCATCGGACACGGCCGACATGGTAAGGATACTGTATGCGAAATACTACGAGATGAATACGGTTATACATTTGAAAGCAGCAGCAAGTTTTGCTCAAAGTTATTCATCTACGATGATCTAAAAGACAAGTATGGATATGCTAACGAGGAAGAGTGTTATGCTGACAGGCATAACCACAGAGCAGAATGGTATAATGCTATCTGTGATTATAATGTTCCTGATGCAGCAACTCTAGGTAGAGAAATGTTTGAAGCCTACAACATCTATTGTGGGTTACGCAACAAGCGTGAGTTTTTTGCAATGCAAAACACTGGTGTGTTTGATTATTGTATATGGGTTGATCGCAGTATGCATCTAGCAGAAGAAGCATCTGACTCAATGAGTTTAGAACAATGGATGGCAGATTTCACAATAGACAACAATGGAACATTAGATGATCTTTGGTTTAATATTAGACAGCTAATGGGATTCTTAGAAGTCGGGAATTAAGTCTCCCTGCTTCCACTTAACCCCTTGTTTTTGCATAGTGCGTTGACAGTTAGCACATATAGTTTTTAGATTTAACGGACTGCAATTATTTAAATCACCATCTATATGGAATACATTAAACTGTTCCGTATGCTTACTTTTAAAATTACATTTCTCACAGAAATCTTTTTTAGTATAGCCACGCTGTTTCCATTTAGGAACTCCGTGATGAACTCCATTGCGTAAGCAGCGCTCACATAACTTACGATAATACGTTTTACCGTCTTTTTTGTAGTTAATTGCAGCAGGTCTCTGCGCACATTTGCATAAAGGTCTCATACTGTATTTACCTTACCTTTTTGGTGCCTTTTATACCACTATAACACGCATAGTTTTATCATAGTATGCTAAATACTAACAATAACAATCCAACAGGAGAACAACGATATGGCATTGACATCACCAGGCGTACAGGTTAGCGTAATAGACGAGAGTTTTTACACTCCAGCTGAACCAGGTACAGTCCCAATGGTATTTGTTGCATCTGCAAGTAATAAGAAAAATGCAGCTGGAACGGGAACCGCTAAGGGCACACTAAAAGCAAGTGCAGGTAAACCTTACTTGCTAACTTCACAAAGAGATTTAGCTGACACATTTGGAGATCCAACTTTCCAAATAGATGGAAGCAATAATCCAATACATGCAGGAGAGCTTAACGAGTATGGGCTCCAGGCAGCATACAGTTTATTAGGCGTTAGTAACAGAGCATGGGTTGTACGTGCTGACATCGACTTAGATGAGCTTACACCAACTGCTACTGCTCCTAGTGCTAATCCATTAGCAGGTACGTATTGGTTTGACACAACTAATTCAAAATACGGAATTCAACAATGGAATGCTGCTCCAGTAACTACTACTGGCGGCCAAACATTTGCAACTAAAACACCAATAGTAATTGATACTACTGATGGCGTAGTTGATTATGCTGGCGCAGATTACGCTCCATTAGCAAGTACAGGAGCAATTGGCGATTATGCAGTTGTTGCAGTTACTACACTTAACCGCACTTGGTATAAAAATGCACTAGGTACTTGGGTAGAAGTAGGTAGTGATGCATGGACAGCGAGTTGGCCAACTATTAAAGCTACAGTAGCTAATCCAAATTTAGGTAGCCCGGCTGACATTACAATTAACGGCACGGCTGTTTCAGTAGGATCTAATACAATTACTGATGTTGCAGCATCTATTACTGGCTTCTTAGCAAGTGTAGGAATTACAGCAGCAGCAGTTGATGGGTTCCTTGAAATTTATAGTAACGGATCAAGTTCAGGTGCTGACGATAGTGTAGCCGGTGGCCCAATTATAATTGGAGGCGATGCTACTAAACTACAACTATTAGGTATCACAGCAGGGACATATTATCCACCAGCAGTACAAATTTCAGCACATACTAGTGTACCGGAATTTAAAATTGGTGATTCAGTATCACGCCCAACAGGTAGTATTTGGATTAAAACAACTGCTCCAAACGGTGGTGCAAATCTAAAAACAAAACTATGGAATGCAGAAACATTACTATGGGACGAAAAAGCAACACTAATGTATAGCAACAACGTTGCAGCATTATACGGCCTTGACGTAACTGGCGGTGGTGCAAACCTAGCAGTTGGACAATTGTTTGCTAAAACAAATGTTGCAAATGACGCACAGCCATTAGGAACATTTACAATTTATCGTAGACAGAACATTGGCGCTACGGCTATTAAAAGTGCAGTAGTTACAGCAGTTTCAGTTGGCTCAGCTACTAAATCTATTACAATATCTGCAAGTAACAAAGGTAGCGCAGCAATGAGTGCTGGAGTTGCAGTAAGTATTACTACAACAGGTAGTGCAAGTGCAGACTCAGTTGCAATTGCTGCAGGTATTACATCAGCAGGTGTTGCAAACGTAAGTGCAACAGTTGATGCACAAAACAAAGTTGTAGTTTCTCACTCACAAGGTGGTGACATTAAATTTGTTGACACTGACGGGTTATTAAACGCAATTGGATTTGTTCCTTTTGTAGCAACTAATCCAGCAACAACACCAAATCTTTCATACGAAGATGGTACTTCGGTTGCAACAACTCCAAAACAGTTTGTTGCATCTAACTGGCGTGTACTAACATACACTGCTAAGTCTACAGCACCAAGTTCGTTAGCAACAGATGGTCAGTTATGGTATAACTCAATTGTCGACGAAGTTGACATGATGTATCATAATGGTACAACATGGGTTGGATACAATGATGCAACAGCATATGCAGATGCAGACGGTCAAGGACCAATTGTTGCAGCAAGTATGCCAACTGTACAATCAGATGGTAGCGCACTAGTAACAGGTGATATTTGGGTTAGCACAGCAGACTTAGAAAACTATCCTACAATATACCGTTACAACAATAACATTGCAGGAACAACAGCACAAAAATGGGGCAATCCATTAGACACAGGTGATCAAACAACTGAAGACGGAATACTATTTGCAGACGCACGTTGGAGTATATCAGGCGGTACTGAAAATGGTATTACAGATGCTACTATTGCGGAACTACGTGTTAGTAACTTCTTAGATGCAGATGCTCCGGATCCAGCATTATATCCAAAAGGTATGTTGTTATGGAACCTAAGACGTAGTGGCTTTAATGTTAAGCGTTTTGAGCGCAATCATGTTGATACTTCAGCAGATAACTTGCGTATGGGTGATGCAGGTGTTGCACCGCAATCAGGTTACTATCCACACAGATGGGTTACTGACTCAGGCAACCAAGCAGACGGTACAGGTAGCTTTGGACGTAAAGCACAGCGTAAAGTTGTAGTACAAGCATTACAAGCAGTTGTTAATAACAATGACGAAATACGTGATGATGAATCTAAACTATTCAATGTAATGGCAACTCCAGGGTATCCAGAACTAATTGGCGAAATGATTAGCTTGAACTTTGATAGAGGCTTAACAGCATTTATCCTAGGCGACTCACCAATGCGTTTAACACCAGATGCAACTTCACTTAACGAATGGGGAACAAACGTTAACCTAGCAGTTGAAGACAACGATGACGGTCTTGTTAGCCGTGATGAATACTTAGGTGTATTTTATCCAGCAGGATTTAGTAGCGACAATGCTGGTAACAACGTTGTAGTTCCAGCTTCTCACATGATGCTAAGAACTATTGCATTAAGTGATCAAGTTAGCTATCCATGGTTTGCACCAGCAGGTACAAGACGTGGCGGAATTACTAACGCAAGTTCAACTGGTTATATTAATAACGAAGGCGAATTTGTAAGTGTATCACTTAACGAAGGTCAACGTGATACATTGTACAGTAACAACATAAACCCA